TATCTGTTCCGGTGATGAGCGCTTGCGACCCAACTGTGCGGTTCATATTAACGGCAGTTACAGTTGCCCCGCCGCTGGCCACCTCTTGGCCAAAACCAAATTCGAAATAATCGTCTACACTGTCAGCAACGTTAGCGCCCACTAGCTGCACCCGCATAAAGCTGATCACGATATCGCGCTCGGGGTCTAGGTTTTTGACGTGCAGGACCGTTGTTGTTGCAGCCGTCAGCGTTCCGGTGCGCCCAAAGATCTGGTATGACTGCCCGAAATTGCGCGAAATGTAGTGCTGTTGAGAATTACTCTCTGATTTGACAACGAGTTGATTGTTAGGCGTGACTTGGGCAATAGACCCGTCTGATGCGTTCTTTATGTTGACTTCAAAGCTCATTATTCAGCCTCCGTTTCATGACCAACAACGGCAATATAAATATTACCACCGCCCGTTGCGTTCAATTGAACCGTGATCCCCATCGAATTTCCAGGAGACAAGATCAAATCAACCGCTGTGATTGACCGTTGGTTCCCTTCAGCGAAAAATAGAAATGCGTCATCCCCATTTGTTATGGTGTCACCCTGCCCACCCTTGTAAACATCGGCGGGTAGAGTGTTAGCACTGGAGAAATCTCGATTCGCGTTCATATCCACAGCGGCTGCGTTTGATACGATTGTCCCGGCGGTTGGGTTTGACTTTACGAACATCTCAACAGAATCGCTCACTGTGCCCGCCAGGATGCCAAGACCGATTACAATTCGCGTGACGTGAAACTTCGTTGTCCCGTTGTATTTCATATAGAACACGCTAGATTCCGACCCGTCAGACAGCGCGATTTTTCCTGTATTCAGATTGTACCCGGCACCGTCGAAACTGCGTTGCGTGGATGTTGTGATAACTGTTGAATGCGTTTCAAGCCGGTTTCGAGCGTCAACCTTGGCCGCGTTCCCGCTTCCAGTACCATCCTTTAATCGTAACTCGCTCATTTTGCAATTTCCCCTAAAATGGCGTTAGTTAGCCGTGCTTCGTCAATCAACTGGTGAACTGCTTCCAGAATTGCGCCAAGCTGATTGCTTGTGATGGGTATGGCCAATTGATCGCCGCCACCATCTTGAATTATCGGCGCGGCCTGATTTCCGCCGTCTACGGATTTCATCTTATGCCCCTTATAATGCCAGCACCCTTAACCCAGATGCATTGCTCGCCAAGGACCATATTTGTTGCTGAGAAATCCCAATTTTCCCCCCAAGATGACACATCGTTGCCCTTGGTTGATGGGGCTGGCGTGGCAGTCCCCTCGGTAAACAGCATCTGAACAGTTGCAGATGCAACTAAATCAAAAGCAAGGAAGTGCCCGCCTTTGAGAACTTCAAGCCATTCATTCGGGTTAAGATCTAGCTCAAAGGTCTTCACAGCCTAGCCACCTTGTAAGCAGAGAGGAGAGAGGCCGCGCCGCTATCCGTGAACGCCTCGCTAACGTCGCACCCGCAGCCGTCGCCCCGGTTCTGGTATAGGTACGCCGCCATTTGCTTGACCGCGCGCTTAACAGGGGCGGGAACATCCGCCGCCGCATCGCCGTATCCTGATGTATAGCTAATTTCGATTGCGTTGTTTGCGCGAAAGGCAGTTGGCCATGTAGCACCAGATTTAAGCGTCATGCGACCCGGCAGGCGGTACACATCAATGTCAAAGGTATCAGCAACCACAACAGCCGTTGCATTGCTATCCTCGTCATAGACATTCACGCCATCAACAGCCTGCAGGGGAAAGCGTGGCGGCGAAACCGAAGAAAGAGAGGCGGGACCGGAAAGCACATTGATATGGGCCTGCCGAACACCGTCCCACCACGGCTCATTCTGTGTGGGCCAGCGGTCAATAGCCATCAGCCAGGACTGCGTAATCATGGCGATACTGCATTGATCCTCGATATACTGCCGTGCCTCTGCAACTAGGTCGTCAGCCTCGGCATCAGGCAAGCCGGTTGCTGTCTCTCGCAGGTATTCGCGCAACTCAGCAGCCGTCACCGGCTCGACGGCAGGCGCGGATGTGATGACGTTACCATATTGCTGGTGAGGCTTGAGAGCGTGACGCAAGGACATTCGTTAGCCTTTCTGTTTGCGGGGCTTCCGGCTCTTGGTTTTGGCCTTAGTTTCATCCGGCCCGGTTACTTTGTTTTCCTCGCGCGGGTCGAACATTGCAGACGCGGCTTTGTCAGCCAGCGCCCATTCCGCAACCTTACCGGATACAACGGAACCAAGCGGGAACACTTCCACCTTATAGCCAAGAGGGGCGCATTCAAAGCCGTCTTTTCGTGTGATTTTTGCTCTAGTCATAATGCCTCCTAAGCTCATAAATGGGGCCAGCTAACCAGCCCCACATAGAGATTAGGTAGCCGCAACCGAGGTGCCTACATAGGTCGTAGGTGCGCGGTGTGATTTGTGCTGCTTGGCCACGATAGACACGTCTGCATCTGTGCCTGTGGTGCCTACCACATTAAACCGAACATACCGCTTAGACCCACGGTATCCAACGGCACCAGCAATATTGTTGTCGCCAGTGTCCGAAGTTTCAGCAACTGTGATGGTTCCGTTAACCGTGTCGGTTGTCGCCACATCAGCGGCACCAGCAGTCGTGCTATCGTCGCCGTGCTGCATGGTGGCGGTGTAGCCCGCTGCGGTGCCTGCGTCGGTGATGGTGTTGTTGACCATCTCGATAGTGCAGGAATCGTAACCCTGCATATCAACCCAAGCCGAAGCCGCTGGAGTGGTGCCGGAAAGTGTGAGGTTGCCCAGGTGGGTGCTCACTGTGTTGTTGACCATATCGCGCATATCTAAACCCTTTCATGGTTTCTCGATGCATTCAGGATAGCGGGGCCGCTACAGCCCCGCCGGTTGATTAGGCTTCGAAGGCCAAGATCTTCATTGCCTCGAAGTTAGTCACATCACCGCCAACACGTTTGGTGGTGTAGAACTGGACAAACGGCTTGTTGCTGTACGGGTCGCGCAGTGTGCGGATTCCGATACGGTCAACAATTTGGTAAGTCTCTCGCATATCACCGAAGGCGATTGACAGAGAACCGGTTGCCGGGTCGGGCATGTCCTCAAACGATGCGACAGGGTAGCCCAGAAGGGTAGCAGGCTGGCCCGCTTGCACACCAGGTTGCCACAGGTAAGCGCCATCGCTGTCCTTCAGCTTGCGTGTCTTGCCGGTTGTGGCGCGATTCATAAACCATGTGCCGTTGTTCCGGTAAGGCATTTTCAAGCCGTAAACCATGTCAATGAGCGCATCGCCGCCGTTCGGAGCCGCTGCAAAGTCACCATTAACGCCCGTCTCGAATTGCTCAATTTGTCCCGGCAGCGTGGACCCGTCAGGATAGGTCAGGAAGCCGCGCGGCTTAGAAATGCCGTCACCAGTAGTGAACGCCGTAGCCTCATCGCGGGCGAACTTCTCGGAAACCTTGTTGGCCAGCCATTGCTCCATGTTGATCTCTGCATCATCCAAGATCTTCTGAGTCGCCGATGGGTTAGCATAAAGCTCGTGAACCGGGATGCGCCAGACGCCAATTTGCGGAGTGTCCGTTTCGGGTCGCGCTGCGGTTTCACCAACCCAGCCAGACGCCGCTTCATCAAGGTCAAACACACCCTCAAGAGCGTCTGTAGAGATGGTCTGGATGGATGCGAATGCGCGCATGGGCGAGGATTCGAAAACCTTGGATACAACGCGGCCTGACATATCGGGGTGAACGCGGTAGCCGCCGTCAGGGTCAGACCCAACAGATAGAGACTTGAACTCTTCTGCGTTCATCTTGCGCTCATCACCGCGCATGTAGGATTCAAATGCGGCCTTGTACTCGTCCAGCTTATCGGCACCAAACTCATTGATCATAGTGCCGCGCTTCTTGGCGATGTCCTGCGCCCAATGCAGAGCCTTGGCATCCATATCAACAGAATTGCCATCAGGGTCAGTAATAACCCGCGCCTGGCGCTTCTGCGAAAGCTCATACGCGTCAAGCCGCTCTTGGCTCTTGGTCATAGACGCTTCAATTTTGACAAGCTTTTCCTCCAGCAGAGGATCAACAGCACCCTTTTCGCTCATCTCTTTCAAGATGGCGTCGTTGGTTTCCTTGTAGACTTCGAAGCCCTTTGCAACGTCGGCAACATCCTTGCCTAGCTGCTTTACGTCAAATGTGTCATCAGACATTGTTTAGTTTCCCTATTAAGGTTTGGAGTTGTTCAGACACGGCCTTATGGTCGCTAAAGTCCGGTTTCACCTCGACCTCTACAGCATCCCGCTGGTCGGCTAGGCCCTTGAAGCCGTGCGAAGCTATCGCCGTGGCCTCCTTGCGGGTGAACCCTGCATCTCGCAGCACACCCTCAAATTCTCGTGCGGTTCCGATACTCTTAACCGCTGTTATCTGTGCATCCGGCAGCATGGGGAAGGTGACCAAACTGACCTCGAATAGCTCAATCTCGGTCAAGCGCCGAACGCTTCCATTGCCCTCTGCTACGGCCTCCTTGGTGCGGAACCCGATAGACATGCTGTCAATGGCACCGGCCCGCATCAGTGCGTTAGCCTCCCGGCCCTGCTGCACATCATTTAACAGCCGACCACGAACAAACAGGCCCCTTTCGTCCTCCTTGATCTCTTCCCAAACGCCGATAGGCTGGCCCATGTCGTGCTGCCAAAGAAGCTTAACGTTTCGGCCTGAGTCCAGTGACCGGCGAAAAGCGCCAGGGGCCACAACGTCCATCCCTTGATCAACAATGTCGAAGACAGATGCGTAACCCTCGAACTTGCCGTCATCATCAGGGACGCCATTCAGCTTGAATGACAGGCTCTTGTAATCCATGACGTTCCGTTCCGCTGTATCTTTAGGCATACTGACCCCGCGTGGTTTGTTACAATATAACCTAGCATGGACGAAAAGGGAACACGCAACATTTCCAACGCCTTAAGGTGCCATTGTGCGCTTATATCGTGCACATACTGGCTATTTGGTTGCAATATGCTGCTTTTGCCACTACATTGACCGCATGAAAGCAGACACATTCAACGCATTCCTAGCCGATTACCGCGCGACCTATGGCCCAATCAGGGACAAGGCTATGGCGGTCAAACTGGGCGTTAGTCGTCACACGTTCACACGGCTAAAGCAGCGGGGCGGAACTAAGGTCACAGCCTATGCCTGTGCGGCACTGATGCATAACTTGGAACACTACAAAGGAGAGAACTAATGGGATATCTAATCATCTGGCTTCTATGCGCTGGCATCTGCTACGCGATTGCGAATGGCCGAAACCCCGAGAAGGGAGCAGGTGCCGCCGTCTTGGGTTTTATTCTCGGGCCGATTGGTGTGCTGATTGTATTTCTGGGGAATAATGGTTAAAGTCACTTTGCGCGACGTGCCACGAGTCCCAAGCTGGAATGCAGGATGAAAAGGTGAGTGGCAAAGGTAGCATAGGCAGGCGGAGTCGGACACCGCCGCGCGCAATTTAGTTGATGTGATTAGTGCGGATAAGTGCTGCCAGCCTTAAAAGGCTTTCGCGCCCGAAAGGATCGAATACAAGGCGCGCTAATCACTCAACAACCTCATGACTGACGGAGCAGCGGCAATTTATCACATTTCCAGGACTGCCAACGGGATCACCGGGGAACATTAGCGCCTCTGTGGTCCCGTCTCTGCGCTTGATCTGGAAAGCCTGATCCATATCCACAATCTGACCATCTGCGGCCCTATGGCTGAACTCTGCGATTGGATCTAGGAAGTCGCGCGTCCTGTGGTCGTGTGAGGATACCCACTCCTTGCGAAGCGTTAACCCTGTGGCCCGTGCCGCTTGATCTGCACCGAAGTTAGCCGCGCCGTGTGTTTCTGTCCTAGCAATGAGTGCGCCCCTAACGCGGGATATCTGGGGCAGTGCATCCGCTATCAGCTTGGCAATCTCTTCGACGCTCAAGCCTTCCTCTTGCCCCTTGGTGATCTGTGCGATGATTTGGTCGCGGGTTGTCTGGGTTACAAACGCAATTCGCTGTCTCATAGCCTCTTGCGCCACGTACTCTAGGGCTAGTCGCTGAAAGAACTCCTCAAAGTCCTTCGTCTCCAGCACCAGACCGGCCCGCTTGCCTTGGTCCAATATCCGGCTTCCGAATGCATCGATAAGCATAGCTGACATATCCAGGTAGATCTGACCCATTCTGTTGTGGAAGTCATCGGGCAGGTTGGGGGCGCTTCCCGTGGCCTCGAACTGGCCTAGCATCTGCTCAGTAGCCGCGCGAATGACGGACTCGAACTCAGGCGCAAAGCGATTATCAGCAACAGCCAGCAGGCGGCGTTGCGCGCGGTTCTCCGCCCGCTTGTCGTTATTGACTAGGTTGGTCACTTTACCGCCTTAAGTGGCGACACCTTGCCCTCGTACCCTGCCAGCTTGGCCATAGCCTTGATATCGTCCTCGCTGGTTGGGGCCTCTGCTGGGGCTACTCCATCGCGGTCCTGGATGAAGTCTCCACCGGCTGCGGCACCTAGCTCTTCGAACCCGGCCAACTTGCGTTTCTCATCCAGAGAAAGGAATGTAGATTTCTGCGCCATGTCGAACATCGTCTTGCGCTTGTCCGCAATTGCCGGGATGTGATCGAAGTCAGCCCTTAGCTCCAACCCGCCGAACATAGGCCCAAGCCAGCGGGTCCACTCGGAACTGATCATCTTGACCATTGGGATAACGGTGTCTTCCCAGAATGCCAAACGGGCCTCTTGGTAATTTGAATACGTGTTATCGCCTGGAATGCCGAGTAGCTGGGGGGGGACGCCAAACGCAAGCGCGATGTTTCGAGCCGCTGCGTTGTTGCCCTCGATAATGCCCATATCCGTTGGTGATAGGCCCATTTGCTTCCAGTCAAGCCCGCCCTCTAGGATCATCGGCTTACCGGCGTTGCCCGAACCGCTGTACATATCCTGCACTTCGGCTTTCAGGCGGTTGAAGTTGTCATCGCTGAGTGACTGAAAACCCCCGCTGCTATCCTTCTGCATGACCAACGCGCCAGACGGCCTTGCGCTGTTCTGCAATAGCGCCTGCATCCACGCCATGCCTTCGTTGCTCTGGTCTATAGCAAAGGCCCCTGGCTCAACAGAACCAAGCCCATACACGTCGTTGGTAGGGTGGAATTGCTTAGAATGAAGAATATCCTCAACATCACGACCATCACCGGGCCAAGTCGTTTCCTTGCCGTTCACCTTGTATGTGTATTTTGACACCTCCCCCGATGCATCAAGCGTGACTGCCATGCGGTCAGGCCGTAGCGTGTACATCTCCTTTGGCTCTGCGCCCACAATTACCCGCTCGTCATAGCTGTTTCCGCTGAGTAGCTTATAGCCAACTTTGGCCATGACCAGATCTGCATAGGACTGCTGCGGGTTTGGCTGGCGGATCAGATCCAGCAACGGGGAATCTGTAACCTCAGTTTCACCGCGCCAAGCGGTCCACTTCACCGATCCAACGGCCTCGCCAACCTTGTTGATGGACTGATAGGCAATGACGTTCTTGACATACGCCTCATCTGCAAGGTGCGCATAGTCGCGCGGCGTCCACACTGCCTGGTCAGGGCTTACCGCCATTACCCAAGCGGTTGCGCTTTCCTTGGTTTCTGGCGCGTTCTTGGGCCTGCTGAATAGCTTGGGAAATTTCATATCGTCACAACGCGCGCACTCGCGGCGCTCCTTTTTGCTGTATCATAGGTGCCAGCGCATAGCGAAGCGCATCAATATAGTGGTTATTCGCATCAACAATCTTGGGCACGATATCACCTGTTAGCCGGTCAACTTTGTAACTGTATAGCCTAAATTCACGCTCTACGCTAGAACAGCGTGGGTGGATGTATACCTTGCGGAAGCTCTTGATGAACTCCACTCCATCCTCTACCGATCCGGGCCACTTCTTAACCGATTGCATTTTCGGCAAGCCGTGGCGTTTGAGGTAGCTAATGCTTTCCGGCCTAGCGCTATCCGCGCGCATTGCATATTTTTCCGCATCCGGTAAACGATCCTTGATAAAGGAAGCCGTATCATCGAGCTCAAGTTTAGTCCTCCCCGCTTCGTAGTCGATCCACAAGGCCCCGTCATACACCCAGCATCTAATTACTGCTGTCGGGTCTTGTGCAAACCCGAAGTCAAGCCCGTGGTATGGCCCGTCCCAGTTATGCCCCGGCTTGAACTCCTCAGTCTTGAATTTACCCCTGAACACCTGCGCTTCTGTGATTGTGAGGAATCCGCCCTCCCAAACGTGATCGTAAGTATCAGGCCTGATGCGCTTATCATCTAGCCGTTCTTGGTTTAGTTCATCGGGGAACCACGGGTTATCCCTCCAATTAATATCGGTAATAACGCAGTTAGTTGGGGTGTCCGCAATGAACCGCTTATGTGTGGCGCTCTCTTCACTCTCTGGGTTGTAGCTTACCCAATTTTCTGACCCACCTTCTCGGATCGTCGGTATAAGCTTTCTCCATGCCATTTCTGACACGGATTCGCCTTCGTCTGTCCAGTTGAGGAGGATTCTAGCCTTTGACTTAATGCTATCAAGATTATGTCTCAGCCCGGCGAATGCATAGGAAACACGCCGGTTCTTGGTTCGGATATACTTCTCGCCTATGTCGTAATAGTCCATTAGCCAAGGCTCGGACCTAATCGCGGCCTTGATCTCCTCCAGGCTGCTTTCCTCTAGGCTGTTGAGGTGTTCGCGGCTGGCGAGAATAACGCCCTCCCTGCCGGATTGTGCAAGCTTGTAGCCATACACTGCTGACATCTTGGCGCAGCCACGTGTCTTTGCGCTACCCCTGCCACCACGAAACACGCGATGCCTTGCTGGTTGCGCGAAGTTCTCGGCCATCTTATGTGGCAGGTCAATCGTCTGTGTCGTCATTCTTAGCCGGTGTTACGCCTCGGATCTCAACTACGCTAGGCGTCATACTTCCATCAGGGCTAGTGATGGGCTGTACCGGCGCGCCTAGGCCTCGGTCCTCTGCGTCCTTGATCAACTTAAGCGCATTGGGCTCCAAACGCTCTAGGATCTCCTCTGGCCTCATATTCGCCATTACAGACCCCAATGCCTCAAGCATCTTGCCGCGTAGTGCAACAGCAGCTTCTGCATTGCGCAGTTCCTGTGTTTTCTGGACAGAAGTCTTGCCGCTTGGATTGCCCGACTTACCCGGCTTGAACTGGTTTTCAGGTGATGGGTTCGGGTTGCCACCGCTCATTTGTTGACTTCCTGCTTACTGGAATTGATATCTGCGCTCTTGCCCATGTTATGTTATAACGCTTGGTTGATCAAGTGGGGCATATCACCCAGCCCCATGCGTTTCCGCTTCTCATCACCTCACCTCGGCCAGCTTGGCCATTGTGATCGACGCGCAGTCTGGCTTGCCGTCTATGGTGTAGAATGTGATGCGATGAGTTGGCGGGCGCACCGGCGCGTACCAATCGCCGGGCTTGCTGTTAGCCTCACGAAATGAAAGCGTCACAGCCTCGCGCACTGGCTCTTTGCGGACGCGGTATGACTTATTCGGGAAGTATGGAAATCCGTTTTTCTTCTCCTCCCAGAAATCGCCATGAACAAACGCTTCGATTGGCTCTCCGTTGTGATCGTCAACCAAGATTTCACCCTGTTCAAGCCGGGTCATCTCCCCCCAAGTCTTTGGCTTGTCCTCTGTGGGTTCGTCTGTCCATTCGGCTATGAGGTCGCCAATAACCTCGCACGATGCGCCATATACGCGCCCATACTCATCCCAAAATCTTTTGCGGTCCTCATCGTGGAACTGACCATAATTCGTAATTGCCCTGGTAACCTCAATAGGCCCAACCTTACGCCCATCACGGGTGCGGTAGAATTTCCCGGCTTCAATCTGCATCTGTCTCTCCTGTGTTCTGATGGTCTAGTTTGCTTAGAAGGGTGCTGGCGGTTATGAGCTTCTTCATTGCGTCAATGCCGGTACTTGGTCCGCCGTTCTGCAAATACACCATATGGCGCAACGCCTCCACCAGCTCCCCCGCGTGCTCACGGGCTGGGGTGGATGCTAGGAACTGTGTTTCATCCAGCGTAATGCGTTTAGTGCAAGCTGAGGTTCCGTTCCATGCTCCTGACGTTTCATTTCCGGTTGCCCATATCCTATCGGGTGCGCACATGTTACCCCTCCTCTCCCATTGGAGGCAATGCCTCTGCCAGCCGTTCAAAGCTCTCACCAGACGTTGCAAGGCACATCATGCCGTTTGGCATCGTGAACGTAAAAGTCCATGAGCCTGTATCGCTGTTGGCCCACGTCTCAAACACAGCGCCCCGATCACCCATTGCGATGCTCTGCCGGGTTTCGCCGTATACGCTCTGAAGTCGCTCGATAACAACCGGTCGGGCGGCGCAGTCATTGCGGGCCTGGGCGTGTACTGGGGTTGCGGTGATTGCTACGATTGCGATTGCTTTGAATGGTCCCATTGTCTCTCTCCTAGGGTTATGTTTCCTTTAGGTCCAAGCGTCGTTATTGCCTGGAAAACTATAGTGCGCGTGCCTCCTCATCATAAAAATATGCATGTCTATTTTGCATGATAGGTCGAAACCGTCATGTGCAGTCCCAGCCATACCGATCATCTCCCACAAGGTGTTAGACAGTTCGCCAACTTCCCGTGCAAAAGCTTCTGCCCTATAAAGCCCCCTGTCGTTCCCGGTCTTGTCCGTAGCCCACAAGAACGCCTTCTTTGCGTCCTCAGATGGAAGTCCGTCCATGATATTTCTGTATAGAATTGGCAGATTACTGCCCATTGTCTCTCTCCTGGTTAAACTGGCATCTCGATAACTGTCTGTCCGTCATACGGCTCCTCTGTCCATGCAGTGAATGCGTTTACTGCCTTGCTGAACTGTTCCGGCGTTTCGCATGTCTCAGCTATCCGCAATAGCTCCTCTGGGGTTACGTCGCTCCAGTATCCGTTCGTCAGAGCGTCCATAACGTACTGCATGGCTGTGGGTTCCATCTCGTCTCTCCCATCTGATTATGAACAGGCACCGGCAAAAGTCCCGCGATGCGATGCCTGCGCTAATTAGATGTTGATCA